GAGAGACTTCAATGCTTTTGCACGAGACATGTCAGCGACTGCTTTCTCGTTCATCGCATCGTCGACTTCCTTCTTGGATGCAAGGTTACCAACAGAGTCAATCATGATGAACACGTTGTCATCTTTTTCAATCTGTTCCAACCTTTTAGTAACATCGAACTTCAGTTGTTCAACATCCTCAATTGGGATGTGGATCACACGATCCGTATCAATGTTATAACTTTCTAGATACTCTGGTGTGATACCATACTCAGAGTCGTACAACAGTGCAACACCGTCTTCATACTTGTCTAGATATGCCTTCATGCAATACAGTGACAACAGAGTCTTAAATGACTTTGATTGTCCTGCAATTACAGTAAGGCCTGGGATTAGTCCACCATTCAGCGATCCACTAAATGCAATGTTGACGATAGGAAGTTCCGTTTGAATGGGATTCTTCTCTTCGAAAAACTTTGATTTAGATAGAACTGAGGAAGACTTCACTGCGCCCGATTTGAGCATTTTGTCTAAAAGACTCATAGTCTATTACCCTTCTGCGATTGTTCTCAACTTTTCTTTGTAACTTTCGATCTTTTCGACACGATCAGGCCAGAAGATTGTACTCTTCTCTGGTGATTTACACAGATTATCAAGGAATGGAACTACTGATTGGAACAGTTTTTCCAGTCTTGCTTCTAGTGCAATCTTCTCATTCATGAGATCACTGAGTTGTCCTTCAAGATCTTCTGCAGCAGCTTTAGTAGCTACTGCAGTTTCTTTTACTGCTTCAATTTCATCATCGATGAAACTGAAACCAAAGTCGAAATCGATAATATCAGATGTCGATTTGTTCATACCGTCTTAACCTTTTGCGAGTTCCTTGAAGATTGATAGATCATCATCGTCATCGTCTACACTCGAAGGTGTAGAAGGAGCGGGATCAAAAGGGATTGAGTCCTCTTCAACCGCTGGAGCAGTTTTCGCAAATGAAGGTGTGGCGGACAGATCTAGACCGTCATCTTCATCATCATACGCACTAGGCGCAGTTTGACCTGCATCTTCACCAAGATCCAACACTCTATATAGTTTGGTTTTCAACTCCGCATAGGACTTGAAGTTCTTCGGATCAAGAAGTTCCTGTAGAGAATGTTCTTGGTTGTAGATGGTTTCCAATTCTGAATCATCATCAGACAATGGTGAAGGCGCATCAAACTCTGACTTATCATAGTTTGGGTAACCTTCGAACTGACGGATCTTCAGACGGAAGTTTGCACCTTCCCATAGGTCAAATGGGTTTACAGGTGTCTCATCTTCGAACTGAGGATTCATCAGATCGTTCAGTTTGTCGAAGATTTTCTTACCGAACTGGTAAAGGAATACTTTACCTTCGTTCTCTGGATTCGCTGCATCCTTGATTACTTGGATGTTTGCGACATACTTCAGGCGGCGTTTCTGTTTACGTGCCTGTTCCTTATCTGAGTCAATACCAGAATTCCACAGTTTAGAGTTATACTCTGACACTGGGTCATCTTGGTTAAGAGTCGTCAAAGAGTTTTCGATATACCACTGACCAGATGGTCCTTGGAAACCGTGATCCCAAATACGCACGAAAGGCATCTCTTCACCTGCAGGCGCAGGCAAGAAACGAATGATTGCAAACCCATTGCCCGCTTTATCACGAGTAGGTTTCCAGAACTTTCCTTCGTTCGGATCTGAGTAAGATTTTTGGGAAATTTTATCCAGTTGTGCATTCAGTTTATCAAGTGATGCAGAACGAGATTTTTTAAGAGCTGCGAATGACATATATTTGTCTCCTTTATATTGCAGTATATTACGTTGTATAGCGTTGTATTAGATATCAAAGTGATTCTTGACCATAGTCTTGAACCGTTTCACATCCAACATCAGGAAAGGAAAATACTTTCTTGAGTGTTGTATTATATCAGAAGCCACGAATTTGTCAAGCAAATTCTTGTCCCAATATTCAAAAATATTTGCGATATGTGTTAGTATCGCAAATGTTTCCAGTGTAATCTTCTTCTGTAGATACAGAGTCAATACGACTGGGTGTTGACCATCGGTTACGAAGTTTGACTTCCAGTCATCGTTAAGATGCTTTAAGTCAGACTTGAAGGTGTAACCCAACGAGTCAATCTTTTTCTTCCATTCGACGTACAAGAAATCGTCTTCAGCGATATCTCGAATCCATGCGTTTGGGTTCTTGACTAAGTTTGCAAGAAGGACGTTTTCGTAGTCGTCTTGTTTACCAAGTTTTGCAAAGTAAAATGCATCGTTGCGACTTTTGAATGCGTCGAAGGATGCTCTTACCTTACCATTGTATTTATGATAATCATAGCCTTTCGACGTGAAATGTTTTTTCATTGCGAGGTATTTTATGTACACCTCATATGACCTATCGTTTACATAACTAGGTACATCTACCATCATATTTTACTCACATAGTGTAGTAATGTCAACCATATTTGTTTCTTCGTTTTTGACCATGCGAAGGTCTACTGCTTCGGTGCGGATCTTCTCCTTTAAAATACTGGACTTCTTGATTACATCTGCAACTGATTCAATTTCTAGATTGTGTTTTTCTGCATAGTTGATCAATGCTTCAATGTAAGGGATGCCACTTTTGATTTGATCTGAAATGGCGAGATGAATTTTTTCTGGTGTTAATGAGACCACGTCACTCATTATATTTTAATGCTCCTCAAATAATATGTTATTGACATAATAGTCTTTATCTTCTTCTGAAATACCCATCGAAAGAATACTCCTGTGTAACTGATGATTCTTCTTTTGGTTAATACAGTACTTGTTCAGGATGTCCCTAGTGTCGAAATCTACCTGAACGGCTTCTTTGTTGAAGTTATCCATATAATAACATATTAGATTAGTGGTGGCAAGGATAAACTGATCTGTTTCTTCTTCACGAACGTTTCCCACTGCCATCATATGGTCACTGAAGATCTCCTGCGCCCAGTCTGGTAGTTCACGTGGTTTCTTCCAAGTAAACTTCTCAGTCTCCCTGTTGAAGTGTTCACACATGACATGATCATCATGTACCACAGGGGAAAAGTCAAAAAAGGCCCCACTAATCTTGTTGGGGCCTGCAACGATATCACATCCAAGGATTGGTAGATCCCAGCCAGGACGTGGAAAAATATTCAAATGCAACAACCAAAGTTTACGACTATCTAGTGAATCGATGATTTTGAGGTGACATTTCTCTATAAGACCAGATCTCCAAAACTTATCATCCCAACCATCAAACTCCTGAACATGTTTCTCATTTTCGTATGGAGCGAGATGTTCATTGAAGATGGACGTAAGGGTTTCTGCAAATATTTTTAGTTTATCACTATTCTGGGACATATTCACTCAATTCTTCAAATGAACGGAATGCAAAATCAAAACAAATTCTTCCTTCGTCTGCCATAGAATCATCTAGTAGTGTACGCATACCTTTGATAAGTTCGTAACGATGTTCAAAGTCATAATACTTACCGCTGCCTGGCACTTTCTTCTTGATCATCTGACCACCGTGTAGATCACCAAAGTGACGCACGTAGACATGCGCAAGTAGTTTGTGATTGTCGTGTTTGATACCTTCGACATAGTTCACGTACTCTACAGTAGTATCTAGTGCCTTTTCAACTGGCGTCAACCCATGTTCACTAATTAGTTCATGCATGTCTTCGTAAATTGCATTAGAACGAAACACAGGACGATATGGTTCTGGTAAATCCACTGCGCCTTCCAATGCACCATAACAAATCATCTGGTTGAACAGATAAAGTTGATATGATTTAGGATCGATATTTCCACTCATCAACAGCGTTGCGAAACGTGAAGTCTCCGCACGTTCATGATGTTCCCATGTAAGTTCTTTAAGGTTACTCATTTCTGCACCTCTTTCTTTTTCAATATATTTTTTAGTTTAATCATTCCTAATCGATTTTCTAATGTTGGATAGTATGTACCATCTGCTCTCATCTCATAAGGTTTTACAACTTTTCCAAATAAGAAGAAGCGAACACCACGTTCCTCTTCGATTTCTTTTTGTTCTAAAATCAAATTTCTAATTGGTAGATCATTTTTAAAATCTTGTAGTGTATCTTTACAGTTGATATGTCCTTCAATACCATACATGTTGTTTGATTGAAAAGCAAACCATACTTGTTTATTCGAAGAATCACCACTGCGCCATGGTCTCTGCAATGCTATCATTTCATCCATAGATCCCATATGTTCACAAGACGTATTAATGATCAACAGATCGTTTTCTTTTCGGAACGATTTATTTTGTTTCTCTGTTACATCTGATGTAGAAAAAGTGAGGTTGTCGTAATCATGCATATTTGATGCAATCTTTTGAGTTTCCACATCGATATCAAATAGATCTATCTCTTTTACCAAGGGCGCAAGTACAGGAATAAGAATAGATCCATACCAAGAACCAACGATAACCACAGATAAGTCTTTGTGAAGAATATCACTTTCTAAGAGTGTCTTCAACAATTCGCTTTTAGAAATGAATTGATTTTCACTAATAGAATCCCAAAGGTCTGTTCTTCTTTCTGGATACCTTTCTGACATCCTAATGATTTTTCTCATATAGTCAATATCAATTGTATTTTTATACAAATCAATCATTTTAGTACAACATAATCCTCAATAACCAAGATGTTCAATTTAACCTCTGGACGTTTGAAAGTCTTCAATGCATCTTCAGGCGTTTCTACAATCGGTTCTTGACAATTGAAACTTGTATTCAACAACATAGGAACGCCAGTCTCTTGTTTGAATGCGTTAATTAGATTCCAGTACTTCTCGTTGAATGACTTATCAACCGTCTGAATACGTGCAGTACCATCTACGTGAGTTACGCCTGGGATGACGCTTCTCTTGTCTTCTTTGACAGGCATAATGCGTGACATGTATGGGGATGGTTGATTCGTATCAAAGTATTCTTGATAATCTTCAATCAACACAGAAGGTGCAAAGGGACGGAAGTCTTCTCTAAGTTTTACCGTATGGTTGATTATGTCTTTGATATGGGGATTGCGTGGATCTGCTAGAATAGAACGATTACCTAATGCACGGTTTCCACTCTCTGATCTACCTTGGAACCACCCAACGATTGCACCTTTAGCGATCTCTTTTGCAATATATGGATAAATCTCATCCATTGTCATTTTTTTATACTTCATACCGAAAAAAACCTCTTCGTTCACTGGATGTTGCGCACCCGCATAGAGGGGTGGAACATGTATATTATTATTTAGGACGTAGTCAGCGTGCATGTAACTACCAATAGAAATACCACCATCATGCACTGCAGGCGGTACAAATACATTATCATAGTATTCCGTTAGTATTTCATTCATATATCCATTGTATGCAACTCCACCACTCACACAGATGTTTTTGGATGTTTGTCGATCCACTACCATTTCATGGATCATATCGTTAGTCAAACACTGCATACTTGCAGCAAGATCTTTCTTTCTGACTTTATGTCTTTCCATATATCTTCTGATGCGTTCTTCGTTATATTCGTTGGTTGCTTGTTTCATGGATCGTGTACCATCTTCTGCAATAGTTCTAAGTCTGTGATACATTCCTAGATGTACTTCACCATAAGCAGATAGTCCCATAACTTTTCCCGCAGCTGCCATGCCCTCAGCGACTCTAAGGTCACAAGGGCCTGTTGTCAGCGCCCAAAGAGGTCCGATGTTCCAATCCTGAGTCAAGTCTTCAATATTATCATCTTTGTCTACCCATATACCAGTAAAATGACCTGCACCACCATCTAACGCCAATGTGTCGCATTCGTCAAACCCACTATGAAGTTTTGCATATATTGCGTGGTGTTGATGATGATCAGAGAAGAAGAAATTTCTTCCATTGTCACCTCTCATGATATAATCAAATAATTTTTTTGGTTTAAATGATATTGCCTCTTTGTGATGAAATGCAATATCTGGATTATCTAACCATCGATGATCACGGTGCGGCATTGAATATGCGATCACGTCATATTCATCTAACTTGGGACGGATGTGTTCTTTCCAAAACACCGCTTGAACGTCTATTCCTGACCAACGAGTGTTGCCTTTTATGCGTGAATACCGTTCTGCTTGATAGTGCATTGTTTCATCATACCAAGTAGTGTCATGAACGGTTTGTCCTGCGCCTAATATTTTTAACATTTCTCTATTCCCGAAAAAATAGTTTCATTTATATCCCATTTCTGTCCAGAATAAACATTAGGGATATGAACGTTACCGTTTATGACATATTCAGCCATCATGTAGATACCAATTGACTGTCCTTCGTCACCAACCGCAGGTGGGACAAAAACGTTATCATAATGTTTTGTGAGAAGTTCGTTCATGTATCCATTATATGCGACACCACCACTTAGGCAGATGTTGTTTGATGTTTGTCGTTGTTCAACAAGTTTACTCAGTTCTCTGTTACTGAGATGTTGTACTGTCGCTGCAATATCTACTTTGTTAATATTCTCTTTGCGACACAAATTAAATAAAAAACTTTCTGCTTCGTGAATATGTCCCAGTTGACCTCTGTAGAGTTTATCAAGATAAGATAGTAATAAATCATTTACCTTACCATATCCAGCCATACCCATGACCTTACCCGCATCCGCTTCACTATTATATCCACAAAGTATTCCAGCAGCGTTCCACAATTTTCCAAAAGCATGATCTTTGGTTAAATCTGTAATTTTTTGATCTTTATCTACCCACATAGTTTCAAAAGAACATGCGCCTCCATCATATGCAAGAATATCACTTTCTTCAAATCCACTATGAAGATATGCTTGGACTGCATGTGACTGGTGATGATCTGCATAAAAGAAATAGTCATGATAAACGTTATCAAATAATCTTTCAGGTACAAATTCCCAACATTCTAAAAAGAAAGGAATTAATTCTGGATAATTATAGTGCGTTTGATTGAATGGTATTGTGCAGGCGAGAATATCATATTCTTGATTTTTCATCTTTGAATATATTTGTTCTTCAAAGAATATCCTATTCCTCTCTGCACGTTTTTCCCAAGTTCTTTCGAATCCAATACGTTGAAAATTATGTTTTATCCGTGAATATCTTTCTGCACAATAGTACAACTCTCCATCGTACCAACTCTGATCGTGTGCAGTTTGAGATCCACCCAATATTCGCTTACCACTCATCTAGACCCTCGAACAACTGAGATTCATTTATCTCGTATCGTTTACCTGCGTATACTTCTGGATAATGTTTCTCACCATTGATGACGTAGTTACAGTGCATGTAGAGACCGATTGCTTGACCCTCATCGCCTGGACAGTTGGGTACATGAACATTTGTCCACAGTTTCGTAAACTCTTCGTTTAAGTATCCGTTGTATGAGACACCACCCGCAACACAAAGGTTGTCAGATGTTTTCAATTGAGAAATGATCCGCATCACTCTTTTGTTAGTAAAATCTTGAAGAGTGAAAGCCATATCTGCTTTCCAGTTCTCATCTTTAGTAAATGCATCAAAGTATTCTTCTTTTGGCCAATACTTACCACCCCTATCCCAGAACTCATCCATCATTAGTTCAAATATAGAATCCCATCTCGCAGAGTACTTACCAAAACCTGCCAAACCCATGAGTTTACCTTCTTGTAAGACACCAAATCCTGCAAGACGTGTCATAACGTTCCACATCCATCCAATGGGAAGTTCATCACTTAGATCAAAAATTTCTTTGGTGTCAGATGGAATAAAAATACATCTGAACATCTGACCGCCACCATCGATGACAAGAATATCAGACTCTTCGTATCCAGACATTAAGAATGTGTGTGCAGCGTGACACTGATGGTGATCTGCATAATAGACGTTATCAAGAACTGTGAAATCCCACAAGTGTCTTGGTCTGAAGTGTTCAGTTTCCAAACCAAAATTACCACGACCTAAGTTATTAAGGTTGTTTACGTAACGATCTCTACCATATAGGTTCACACCGTTAAGTGTAATATTTGTAGCAAACACTTGATCTTTGTTTTTCAAACTCTCATCAAACAAATTGTTATACATGGTTTGAAAAGGAATTTGTTCGTTTAATACTTTTTGATCGTGTTCAACACTATTCTTACGTTGAGTTTCAAGACTTTCACCATATCTGAGTTTCCAGTAACAGTGTTTACGACGAAATGACTCTGACAGTCTTTCGTACTGAATGTGAACATCACCATCATATGTGTTATGATCATGCAAGTTCAAAGGCAATGCAAAGATCTTCTTCATTTTATCCCGCCATTCTGTCTAGGATCTTTTCCATCATAATTGCTTCAGTTGCACGATCTCGACGTGACAACTTCTCTGTGCATCGTTGACAATACTTTTCAAACTCGAACAATTCAAAGTTCATCATCTTATCGATATTCTCTTTCGTCACATCAAAGTGTTTTGAACCATTGATAACCTTCTTACTACAGTGACGGATCTTTTTGAGTTCGAAATCAATCACTGGAACACGAGGAAATAGAGAACATAGTCGTCTCGTCATCTCTGGTTCTTGCTCAAATTTATCGTAGGTTGGAGAACGTGAGTTATACTCTTTCAACTTCGTGTTCTTATGAAGAATATCTGTGATGTCATGTTTTGCACGATACTCTTCAAAGTTTGGCGTCATGATAATCAGGTTATAGTTATGGTTATCATTCTCTTCTAAGAACTCATAGTTACCCAACTTTTCAATACGATCAGGATAGAAGTCCAACACCAAGTGTTCTACATAGTGGACTTCTGGATCTTCTAAGATGTGAGGATAAAATTTTCTGATTAGACTATTAGACAACACTACTGGGGTGAGATTAGGATACTTCTTAATCTCTGTGATTATCTCGTCTAAGTTATTTGTAAGTGCAGGTTCACCACCAAGTAGATTGATACGTGCATTGTACGGTGATAACCACTCTAACAGTGGTGCTGCAAACTCCATGTCAATGTCGAGATTACGCATCTCTGTTGTCCATGCAGTGCAATAGTGACAGGACTTGTTGCACGACTTCGTTAGGTAGAAATCGATACCAAGTCCAAATGCTTCTGAGCTCATATTATAAAGTTCCCACGATTGATTCTATAATAGTATTTATCTCACCATCATTCATGAAAGGATGGATGGGTAGAGACACGACAGTCTCCGATGCAAGTTTTGCATTCGGTGTTTTATCTGAACGATACTCTATATTACCAAATACTGGTTGGGATGTCAAGGGTTTATCGTAGTGGATATTAGGATTCCACTTTTTAGATTTCTTGATTGCTTTCCTAACAAAATCACGTGTGTCTTTATCTTCAAAACGAACTACGTACTTATGGTAGTTGTGTTGCAGTGTACTACGTGGTTTCTGTGCCTGAGTTACAAGGGGAAGTTTCTTGAACGCTGCGTCATATTCCTTTGCAATCTCGTTGCGTTTCAGTTGCCATACAGTAAGGTTCTTCATACGGAAGTTAATCACCTCTGCGTTGGGTACATACAGTTTAGAGTTCATAGATCCTGCATGGACGAAGTCGTCCTTAATCTTACCGTGTCGACGCATAGACTTGACTTTTTCTGCGACCTCTTCGTCGTTAGTCAAGAGCATACCGCCACCTGCAATACCTGAGATAACTTTGTTTGAATTGAAACTATAGACACTGCAGTCACCGATAGTACCTGCTTTGCGTCCATCAAGACTTGACCCAACGGACTGCGCTGCATCCTCAATCAATAGAATACCTTTATCACGACACCAGTCTTCAATCTCTTTGGTGTCTGACATAGAACCATATAGATGTGTGTAGATGAGTGCACGTGTCTTATCAGACACCATACGTTTGATACTGTCCAAGGACATATGATAGGTATCAATATCGATATCACAGAATACTGGGGTTGCGCCCGCACGTGTGACGCACGTACCCGAAGAGATCCAAGAGAAGTCGGTGATAAGGACTTCATCCCCCTCACCGATTCCATTTGCGACTAGAGCGAAGTAAAGTGCATCCGTTGCATTCGCTACACCAACTGCGTAGTATCTTCCACTGAAGATCTCCATAGTAGTCTCCAAAAACTCGACACTACCATCATATGGAAGTTGCATACATTTATCAAAAAGGGTTTCATATTGAATAGAGTTTTGTTTCCACTCCCGATCCCATCCATCATAAGAAATCACTTCTTCACTCCTAATATTACATTTTCGTCATTATATCAATTTAAAAGAGGGTTGTCAAGCATTGAAAGTGTTAAAAACTTCTGTGTCTTGATTTGCCCAGATGTCGGAAGTCTTTCCCCACTTCTCAAAGAGTTTCTTTCTCTCTTCTGTGATTGGTCTAGGTTCCCAAAACTCTTTCAATTCTGGGAATACATCAAACAAATGCATCTCCCATTTCGTACCTTCGTAGTATTTATCTTGTAGTAGAAGATAGTCAATAACCTCTTGAATGTCGAAGTCTGGTTCGGGGTCTGCACGTAGCGCCGCTTGAATATCTGGCCATTCTTCATATTTCGGAATGAGTTCATCTTTAAGTTTCTGTGGAAGATTGTTGACTCGAAGTTGTGTTGGGTTCTCTACCATCGCCCAGTTAAGTTGGTCAATGACAGGGTTCTCTCTACACCAGTCAATAACTTCGTAGAACCTCATCACACTGAGGAAAGAAACCAATCCGTTGAAGTCTACAACTGCATTTTCAAACTTTGAACAGTGACCGATGTTCTCTACCACTTCGTCCCAATCAGTTCGTCTACGCATATACTCAATCACAGGACCAATACCATCAACAGATCCGACGACTGCAACGTGTTTGAACTTTGGAATATATGTCAATAGATTGTGACGACCTGCTTTTGTTTTTGTCAAGTTAGTTTGATACTTCAAAGAAATCTTAGGTGCATGACCTGCTTCTACTAACGCTTCCAACATCTCGTATTGTTTCTTCATAATCAAAGGTTCACCACCAATGATTTTGATACTCTTGATGTAAGGTGCAAGTTCTAGGATTTGTTCAACAGTACCCTCCGTCTTATCCGCCATAACTGCAGCGTTCAATTGTTTGCGGTATTCTGGATTAATATCTTGTCTCCAAATCAAAGCATTATCAACACCTTCTCCCAACACTTTCATACGTGTAGTTGAGTTGTTATGCATACACATAAAACAATCTAGGTTACATTCAGAACCATAGATCTTCAACTGAACTTCATAGATTCTTTCACTTGGTGTGTGGAGTGACTTATCTTTATAAGAAGAGTTCTTGATTTTAAACTCGCCTGTTTTACGATACTTTTCTACCTTACTATTAATTTTGTTCCAAAACAAATTATCATTTGTGTGGATCTTCATACAGTTTGTTCGTCTCGAACGACCATATCGTTGTTCATCATCCCAACAACGTTTACAGTTTTTCTTAACATTCTTTAGATCAGATCCTACTGTAGTCATCTCTTCTCTGAGCAACTTCATGTAGTCGCTGTTTTCCATCCAGTCTACAAGTTTCATATCATTGACATGGATACCACTAGGTGCACCAAAACAACATGCTTGATACTGTCCGTCAATCTCCGCATAGATCTGAGTGAAAGGAATGGTACAGAAGAAGATGTCTTTAGCTTTCGCAAGTTGAACGATAGAATTATCTTTCTTTGCTTCTGCTTCTCCAATCTCGTCTAGGTTTTGAAACCACGCAGAAGTGTTTACGTTGCCAGGTTCTGACTTATCGCCTGGACCACCCTTAGTTAAGTACGATTCCATTTCCTTCCACTGAATAGGAAGTTTGCCAACAGGCCAATCCCACGCCCATGCTTTTTCTTCACACCAGAAACATTGACCACATTCCTTTGTGAAGTTCTGTGTCATGACTGGGTGCGTACCAACACAGGATCTTGTTATGGGGAAAAGATCATCCATCAGTTTGTGGTCTATGTAAACACCCGCTACAAATTTCTTATCTACATTACAATATGGTTGGTAAATTGAAAAGATAGGATCTTTACCACCAACTCGCCATTCTTGAACGTGAGGGTGTTCTTGATCTCTACGTCTTTCTGCTTTATCATAGAATCCCAACCGTTCCATCTCTGACTTAGGTGGGTTTCTTGTCATCGCATCAATACGAATTGCGTCTGGGTAAATCTCCAACGCACGTCTCATCATGTTCCAAGAGATGGTATCTACTTGGATAATCTTAGAAACTTGTCTGTCTCTCATGTGACGGAACTGTTCGTACTTCAACTGCCATTCACGAATTGTTTCTGTTTTAACGAAACTTTCATCTTTATCGTTGAAGTCATAGATTTCAATATCGGGGATATTGTTGTCTGGGAATCTATTTTGCATATACTTGACAATGTCACGTGCTGCATCCGCATCTTTTGGTGCGTTCAGATCTCGACATGTGTAAGGCATAAGTTTGACTTCAGGAAAATATTTTGAAATCAAAAACAAAAGACTCGCAGAGTCTGCACCACCAGAAATTGAGATAGGACAAAGTTCTGGAATTTTTTCTGCGAACAAATTTATCGTTTGGTTGCCGTGAGTAATCTTCATTCTATTATTCTCCTGTAATTTCCAATTTTGGATTACTAAATGCTCTAGACACGTCTGAGATCATGTCAACCATTTCAACACAACCCAACTCTTTTGTTTTTCTCCAAAGATCTCCAAAAGCATTGATATTCTTTTCTACTGGCGAAGTGCCAGGTTTTTGATATTCTGTACACATTGGTA